TTACCTGATACTCGAAGGTTTAATACCCTGACTTCTTCGGGTGGCGCAGTACTGGCTGATAAGCGATTTCGTAATTTGAAATGCGCATGGGTCATTCGTTATTTTTGTGAAGATTTCAATTTTTCCAAGATTAGATCTCCCATGCTCTTCGTGTTTACCCTTTAAATCCCACCAGATCTGTGTCAGCTCCGACAGACGTCGCTTGTCTGTTGGTTTTGATAGCCATTCTTTATTGTGGTGGTTGTACAACGTGTATTTCTCGAAAGCGACAGCTTCGCTTTTCTTATCAAACTTCCTACGGATGCGTTTTCCATTACGTCCAGTAGGGCGGATGTCCACTTCATATCGACCATCATCGAGTTTTTTGATTGCCATCAGAAAACCCTCCGAGTGGTGTGTTTTTTTGCGACTACTAATCGCTTTTTTCGTGGTGGCTGAAATTTAGCCACCAATAGTAGGCACTTGTGATGAATATATTCACGATGAATTGTTAACCAGTCTTTTGACCGGAGTGGGGCGACGTTGTTTCGTTTTGCCCAAAGTGTGCGAGAGCGGGCGCAATTTGCCCGGACTCAGGAGCGATCTGATTGGTCATGAACCATAAAGTGTATTTGGTGAATTGTGGGGTCTGCAGGATGTTCATCATGACATCTGTTGGAGGTGTTGAACGACCACTTTCATAGTAACTCAGCGTGCCATACGGAACCCCTGTTAAATCAGCAAGTTGTTGTCTGCTCAAATACTCTGATTTTCGCATTAAGACTATCTTCTCGCTTATCGTGTTTGACATGGTGTTTAGATCTCAATAGTATTTAGTTTAGATATAGATTGTTTAGTGCTTGGATGTGGGCACTAAAAGGCATTATAAGGCATTAAACGCAATTCATGAGGTCTGGAGGACGACATGAGCAAGCAAGTAACACTCATGACTGATGCGATTCCTTATCAGGAGTTCGCAAAACTAATAGGAAAATCGACAGGAGCGGTTCGTCGGATGATCGATAAAGGAAAGCTGCCTGTAATTGATATGACCGATCCACAATCAGCTTCAGGTCGTGCAGGTGAATATTGGGTATACCTTCCGGCATGGAATAACGGACTAAAACTGGCTTATGAAAGCCGTCCTAAAGAGATTCGTGACGGCTGGTTGATGTGGTTAGGTCTCGGTGAACCACGTTAAGGAGAACCGTATGAATGAGCCTCGTTGTATTGCTCAGTTATTGCGTAACGAAAGCCCCAGGGCGATTGACTTCACCATCACCCACGGTAAGGGGCGTAAGGGAATCATTATCCGCACCAAAAAACAGAGTCCGTTAAAAAAGGCTCTGACCTTTCTGAAAAGCCGGAGGGTCTGGAAATGACAGTGATGACGCTCAATCTCGTTGAAAAACAGCCAGCAGCTATGCGCCGGATAATTGGTAAGCATCTTGCCGTTCCTCGCTGGCAGGATACATGTGATTATTATAATCAGATGATGGAGCGCGAACGGTTAACGGTTTGCTTCCATGCGCAGTTAAAACAGCGTCACGCAACGATGCGTTTTGAAGAAATGAACGACGTCGAACGTGAACGACTGGTATGTGCAATTGATGAATTGCGTGGGGCATTCTCAAAACGCCGTCAGGTTGGCGCAAGTGAGTATGCATATATTAGTTTTTTAACAGTCAGTCAGCGTCGTACTTTATTTATGCATGCCGGATTGACTGAAAAAGAATTCAACCAGCCATACTGGCGAATTAATGAAGAATCATGTTACTGGCGTGATGCTTTATTCCGTGCATTACGTGAATTATTCAGCCTGTTTGAGTATGCACCGACAATTCTGACGTCGGTAAAACCAGAGCAATATCTGCATTAAGTAATTAACCAGAGTTTTTAACGCACTTAATTGTGCGGGGCTTTTTTTTGCCTGGAGAAAGTCATGCATACAGTTTCTGAAAATCAGTGCGGTAAATACGCATTACTGCTGCAACAGGCCAGAACCGAAGCACAGGCCGACGCGGCGACGCGCTTTTCTTCTCATCTTGACGCCATGATTCGCCACATCACAAAGGCGGAGTTATCCCGCGTGGAGATAGTCGAGCTGCTCAGTCAGGAGTCGGAAAAATTTCACAATATCGGATTGTCTCGCGGGGAGGTACTTTGATGTCCTGTTCTCATTCAGTTGTATTACTGAATAACGCCTTAAAAATCGCCGTTATGGAAAATGGTGATTTGTCTCTTATTCAACTTTGTCTTGATAAAGAAAAACGCGACATAACTGAATCTGTTATCGCGATTTATCAGAATGAATTAAACCTCCTGTCTGATGTGGTCAATTTACTTGTTAAACGCGCTGTATTTCACAAGCAAATTTCCTCAGTGGATGAACTGACAAAATTAACGACAGAACTCGCCAGTTATTGCGCTGATGTATCCAGGAAACTTAACGATAAAAGGAGCTGATAATGCCGGACAACGTAGATTTTATTCAGGAACAACAGGCTGAATTACTGGAGCGCCAGATTAACGCGGCAAGGGTAAAACATTGCGGTGCTTCTGCGCTGGTTTGCGAAGAGTGTGACGCGCCAATACCTGCTGCCCGTCGTGCTGCTTATCCCTCAGCCACGCGTTGTGTTTCCTGTCAGTCAGTCTTTGAAGCAAAAAACAAACATTACCGGAGAACGGCATGAGTATTCGTATCGAAATTGGCGAACGTTATGTCGTTACCAGTGACAGCTTTCAGTTTATTCTCCACGAGAAAAAGAGAGCGGAAAGCGGTAAAAACGCCGGTCAGGAATGGCTGGCGGTGGTTGGTTATTACCCGAAATTAAGCCAGCTCGTTTCCGGCCTGATGCATCACGATATTCTGACCGGAAGCGCAAAGTCTTTTGCTGATTTAAACGCGCAGGTTGAGCAACTCAGCAAGCGTTGTTCAGAGGCTTTGGGCTCATATGGCCGTTAAAGCCTCCGGGCGCTTTGTCCCTCCGTCAGCATTTGCCGCAGGCACCGGTAAGACGTTTACCGGTGCTTATGCATGGAACGCGCCACGCGAGGCCGTCGGGCGCGAAAGACCCCTTACACGTGACGAGATGCGTCAGGTGCAAGGTGTTTTATCCACGATTAACCGCCTGCCTTACTTTTTGCGCTCGCTGTTTACTTCACGCTATGACTACATCCGGCGCAATAAAAGCCCGGTACACGGGTTTTATTTCCTCACATCCACTTTTCAGCGTCGTTTATGGCCGCGCATTGAGCGCGTGAATCAGCGCCATGAAATGAACACCGACGCGTCGTTGCTGTTTCTGGCAGAGCGTGACCACTATGCGCGTCTGCCGGGGATGAATGACAAGGAGCTGAAAAAGTTTGCCGCCCGTATTTCATCGCAGCTTTTCATGATGTATGAGGAACTCTGCGATGCCTGGGTGGATGCGCATGGCGAAAAAGAATCACTGTTTACGGATGAGGCGCAGGATCATCTGTATGGTCATGTTGCTGGCGCTGCACGTGCTTTCAATATTTCCCCGCTCTACTGGAAAAAATACCGTAAAGGACAGATAACTACGAGGCAGGCATATTCTGCCATTGCCCGCCTGTTTAACGATGAGTGGTGGACTCATCAGTTTAAAGGCCAGCGTATGCGCTGGCATGAGGCGTTACTGATTGCTGTCGGGGAGGTCAATAAAGACCGTTCTCCTTATGCCAGTAAACATGCCATTCGTGATGTGCGTGCACGCCGCCAGGCAAATCTGGAGTTTCTTAAATCGTGTGACCTTGAAAATAAGGAAACCGGCGAGCGCATTGACCTTATCAGTAAGGTGATGGGCAGTATTTCTAATCCTGAAATTCGCCGGATGGAGCTGATGAACACCATTGCCGGTATTGAGCGTTACGCCGCTGCAGAGGGTGATGTGGGGATGTTTATCACGCTGACCGCGCCGTCAAAGTATCACCCGACACGTCAGGTCGGAAAAGGCGAAAGTAAAACCGTTCAGCTTAATCACGGCTGGAACGATGAGGCATTTAATCCAAAGGATGCGCAGCGTTATCTCTGCCGTATCTGGAGCCTGATGCGCACGGCATTCAAGGATAATGATTTACAGGCCTACGGTTTGCGTGTCGTCGAGCCACACCACGACGGAACGCCGCACTGGCATATGATGCTTTTTTGTAATCCACGCCAGCGTAACCAGATTATCGAAATCATGCGTCGCTATGCGCTCAAAGAGGATGGCGACGAAAGAGGAGCCGCGCGAAACCGTTTTCAGGCAAAACACCTTAACCGGGGCGGTGCTGCGGGGTATATCGCGAAATACATCTCAAAAAATATCGATGGCTATGCACTGGATGGTCAGCTCGATAACGATACCGGCAGACCGCTGAAAGACACTGCTGCGGCTGTTACCGCATGGGCGTCAACGTGGCGCATCCCACAATTTAAAACGGTTGGTCTGCCGACAATGGGGGCTTACCGTGAACTACGCAAATTGCCTCGCGGTGTCAGCATTGCTGATGAGTTTGACGAGCGCGTCGAGGCTGCACGCGCCGCCGCAGACAGTGGTGATTTTGCGTTGTATATCAGCGCGCAGGGTGGGGCAAATGTCCCGCGCGATTGTCAGACTGTCAGGGTCGCCCGTAGTCCGTCGGATGAAGTTAACGAGTACGAGGAAGAAGTCGAGAGAGTGGTCGGTATTTACGCGCCGCATCTCGGCGCGCGTCATATTCATATCACCAGAACGACGGACTGGCGCATTGTGCCGAAAGTTCCGGTCGTTGAGCCTTTGACTTTAAAAAGCGGCATCGCCGCGCCTCGGAGTCCTGTCAATAACTGTGGAAAGCTCACCGGTGGTGATACTTCGTTACCGGCTCCCACACCTTCTGAACACGCTGCAGCAGTGCTTAATCTGGTTGATGACGGTGTTATCGAATGGAATGACACGGAGGTCGTGAGGGCGCTCAGGGGGGCATTAAAACACGACCTGAGAACACCAAATCGTCAGCAAAGAAACGGAAGCCCGTTAAAACCACATGAAATTGCACCATCGGCCAGACTGACCCGGTCGGAAAGAATGCAAATTACCCGTATCCGCGTTGACCTTGCTCAGAACGGTATCAGGCCGCAGCGATGGGAGCTTGAGGCGCTGGCGCGTGGGGCAACATTGTTTTACAACGGGAAAAAATTTACGTATCCAGCCGTAGAAGAGTGGGCGGTTTTTTCCACAAACTAATAATTATGTTTGACAAAGAGTAACAAGGGGATGCTGACAAGGTTAAAAAACTTTCTTGTCAGCATGGTTAACTGGAACGGTGAGAACAGAACAGCTATGAGTAATTTGAATACAACTAATGCCACTCTTCAATATGCGACTATTAGGAGGAGGATTATAATGAAAATAGTCACATAGAGTAAAATAAGGGCAAGGGGTATTCTTGCCCTTATTTATTTAGGCAGCAATACCAATGTTATTTTTACATGTTGAGAGGGTATTTTTTGGGACTGCTGGCCAAGCTAAGTATCTATAATAGTTCATATAATCCTTCTCTATAAGTGTTTTTAGCTGTTTGATAGCCTTAAGTTCATCATCGAGTAAAAAGAATGCACACATGGCTGCATCTCCTTTTGAATTGTTGTGTGCTAAAATTGAATTTATTTCATTCTTTTTGATTTCTTGTTTGTCTTTTTTCTTTGCTACTTCTCTATTGATTATTAAAACATCTTTTTCCCTGTACTCTTTAATTTTGTCAAGGTTTTCGTTAACTATTTTAATTGTTTCTTTATAATTTCCTGCAAGAAGGTTGGTATAAGCTTTTCCTAAAATATAATCACTAAAACCGTAACCTTTATCATAAGCTTCATCAAGAAGGTTTATTGCTTTGTGATAATCGCCACTTAAGGATGAAATATCAGATTTTAATTTTAGGATGGTTATTTCAGATGTATCTCTTGGCAGGCTCTCAATAAAATCCTCAGCTAGTTTAATGTTGTCTTTATCAATTAATAAGATTTCTACGATGTTCTCTATATGATTATTTCTCCACGGACAGTTCATGGCTTCTTTAGCTAGTTCAATACCAGTTTTGATATCTTTATTGCAACCGATTTCATATCGAGCTTTGAATATCATGAAAGGAGCAATTCTGGCGATATCACCCTCTTCTTCATATGTGTCAATAAAATCTTTCATTAAATCCGGAGTGTTTTCATCGAAATCATTATGAAATAAAGATAAATGAAGTTTTGTTAAATATTTTAATATATTTCTTTTTTTGTTTTTTGATGATGTTTTATATACGTTGGATAATGTTTTTATGCATGATAATGTTTCTTCTTTTTTTTGTAATGAGCAGGTGAAGTCAGTATATAAAGACAAGTATGTCTCGTGAGTGGGATTGATTTCCTTCAATTTATCAAGAAGTTCTTGTGTTTGTTTATTACAATCTTCCTTGTCATGATTTGATTGATGCTTAGTTTGTATTGCATCATATTTTATCCTCCAAGCAGTATTGTCAAGATCCCTGCTTTGAAGTAAGCTTTTATCAATTAAATCATTTATTTCATTAAAGCTTATCAATTCCTCGTCATTATTTTCTAGATGTAAGATAGCAATTCTGCTTAAATGATTCTTAAGATTTATGCTATATGGAAATTTTTCCAGCAATCCTTTGAGATAATTTATTTTTTCTTTCAGATTTGTGAATATATTTGTTCTCAATAGTGCGTAACTTATATTGAACTCATCAAGAGCGATCAGCTTATCACTAATTTCTAATGCTGACTTTGTTTCTTTTTGTTCTTCTTTTATTTGAATTAACCTGCGCAGATATTTGGATTTAATGTTGTCACTATCAGCGTTATGGATTAATTCATTTAGTTTTGACTCTGCGGTTGGATATTCTTTATTTTTAATGAGATTATCAATATGTAATAAGTTTTTGAACTCCTCTTCGGGGATTTTTTGATCGTCTAAATCACTTTGGGATAACTCGTCTATTAATGATGATATATCATGTTTCAAAGTTTGTTTTTTTAATTTTGAGATATCAGATTTGATAATATTATTTTTAGATAGCTTATACTCATCAGCTATAAAATTTTGGATCATCATCTCTCTTTTTGTGGATTTTTGATTTCCACCTAAGGAGAGTGTGCAGCCTAATTCTAGGGCTAGTTCTGCCATCAATTCATCAAAACCTTCTATTTCAACCCAATACACTTTTTCTTGGCCTAGAAGCCTAATCAGCTCTGGTGGGATGGGATCATCTTTTCTTACGCACCAGTATACTCCATTTCGCAGATAGTCATCCTGTTTTAATAAATGTTTTAGAACATCCATGATAGAGCTATCATTACCAGCATAACCAACGAAAATCATTCCATATTCTTTAGTAAATTCAGTTAGCTTTTCGCGTGTGTTTCCTTCTAATGACTCGGTTTCTTTTAAAGAACTTTTTATACTATCAAATAAATAATCACCATGTAATTTTATTATTTTGGGTCTAGATGAAGTGATTGAAACACCTTTGATTGATGAATCATGCGCACATAATAAAGGTCTATCGGAAGAAAATTGATAAAATGCTTCATTTATTAAATCGTCAAAATTTGTTGTAAAGACAGTATCAAAAAACTTTGATTCAAATAAATCAACAAGATAAGCATATCCAATTGAAGGTAATTTTTTATCTACCTGACGCTCAACAAATCTCCTGCGTTGAGATGGGAGGTCAAATTTCTTTTCAAAAAGAGAAGAGTACTCATTGTTCTGATCGTACCAATCAGGGTGGTTTTTAGATAACCATTTTTTAGCTTCTTCGGCATCAGCGTATTCTTGATTGGATAATCTTGTGTATATTTCAGCTCTCCATTTTGTAACTAGTTCTTGACCAGTTTTTATTCCAGATGTAACGGATGCGCCAGCTCCAAGAAAAAATGAATAGTTAGGAGATGTGCCTGATTTTATTTTGATATAATCAGCCAAATCTTTAACAGTTCTTTTTTTTGAAACTAGTTTCTCCTTGGTTTCATCACGCTCTGACATATTTACCCCCCATAAATTACATTGTTAAAAGTGAGAATAATCCTAAAGGTGATTTTTTTTACATTAAATTCGATTCTTTTTCGTTTTTCTTACTCGCGTTTTGTGACTGAGATCAAGCTATGAGGGAGAAATGCTTTTTTATTGTTCGTTCCAGGCTAATTGGCCTGATAGACTTTTACTAATCATCTATGGTGTGCCATAGTGTTGAATGATTTTGCATGCATTTGTCAGGCGTTTACTAATGTTGTGATGTCTGGACTGGTGCGCTTTTGGTCATTTCATGCACCTGCATTAAAATCGCCCCATGAAGCGGGCGGGCGAGGCGGGGAAAGCACTGCGCGCTGGCGGTGGTGCTGATTTTATTTTTTCAGCGTCTGAGCGCGTCGTGAAGGCGTTTACTTGGCCTGCTGGGCGTTGGTGTGTCTGCGGGATTTTTTGTGCGGTGATGAGCGTGTGAGGGCGTGATGGCGGGGTGTAAAAAAGCCGCCCGCAGGCGGCGATGTTCAGCCGTTGTCAGTGTCCAGTGAGTAGTTTTTAAAGCGGATGACCTCTTGACCGAGCCAGCCGTTTATTTCCCGAATCCTGTCCTGTAACGGGATAAGCTCATTGCGGACAAAGACCTTTGCCACTTTCTCAATATCGCCCAGCGACCCGACGTTCTCCGGCTTGCCTCCCATCAACTGAAAGGGGATGCGGTGCGCGTCCAGCAGGTCAGCGGCGCTGGCTTTTTTGATATTAAAAAAATCGTCCTTCGTTGCGACTTCACTGAGCGGGATAATTTTAATGCCGTCGGCTTTCCCCTGTGGGGCATAGAGAAACAGATTTTTAAAGTTGTTGCGGCCTTTCGACTTCACCATGTTTTCGCGGAGCATTTCGATATCGTTGCGATCCTGCACGGCATCAGTGACGTACATGATGTATCCGGCATGTGCGCCGTTTTCGTAATACTTGCGGCGGAACAACGTGGCCGACTCATTCAGCCAGGCAGAGTTAAGGGCGCTGAGATATTCCGGCAGGCCGTACAGCTCCTGATTAATATCCGGCTCCAGCAGGTGAAACACGGAGCCTGGCGTGAAAGGTGTCGGCTCGTTGAAGGACGGCACCCACCAGTAAACATCCTCTGCCACACCACGGCGGGTATATTTTGCCGGTGAGGTTTCCAGTCTGATGACCTTACCGGTGGTGCTGTATCGCTTTTCCAGAAACGCATTACCGAACACCAGAAAATCCAGCACAAAGCGGCTGAAATCCTGCTGGGAAAGCCACGGATGCGGGATAAATGTTGAGGCCAGAATATTACGTTTGACGTAAATCGGTGAGCTGTGATGCACGGCAGCACGCAGGCTTTTTGCCAGACCGGTAAAGCTGACCGGTGGTTCATACCATCTGCCGTTACTGATGCACTCGACGTAATCCAGAATGTCACGGCGGTCGAGTACCGGTACCGGCTCGCCAAAGGTGAATGCTTCCATTTTCGGGGCGCTGGCGGTGATTGTTTTTGCCGCAGGTCGCGGTGTTTTCCCTTTTTTCTTGCTCATCAGTAAAACTCCAGAATGGTGGATGTCAGCGGGGTGCTGATACCGGCGGTGAGTGGCTCATTTAACAGGGCGTGCATGGTCGCCCAGGCGAGGTCGGCGTGGCTGGCTTCCTCGCTGCGGCTGGCCTCATACGTGGCGCTGCGTCCGCTGCTGGTCATGGTCTTGCGGATAGCCATAAACGAGCTGGTGATGTCGGTGGCGCTGACGTCATATTCCAGACAGCCACGGCGGATGACGTCTTTTGCCTTGAGCACCATTGCGGTTTTCATTTCCGGCGTGTAGCGGATGTCGCGCGCGGCGGGATAGAACGAGCGCACGAGCTGGAACACGCCGACACCGAGGCCGGTGGCATCAATTCCGATGTATTCGACGTTGTATTTTTCGGTGAGTTTGCGGATGGATTCCGCCTGGGTGGCAAAGTCCATGCCTTTCCACTGGTGACGCTCAAGTATTCTGAATTTGCCACCGGCCACCACCGGCGGTGCCAGTACCACGCATCCGGCGCTGTCGCCACGGTGTGACGGGTCGTAACCAATCCATACCGGACGTGAGCCGAACGGATTTGCGGCAAACGGCGCATAGTCTTCCCATTCTTCCAGCGTGTCGACCATGCAGCGTTGCAGCTCCTCGAACGGGAACACCGACGCCTTGTCGTCAACAAATTCACACATGAACAGGTTTTTAAAATCGTCGGCGCTGTTTTCACGTTTGAGCTGCTCAATGTCGAACAGTGTGCAGCCGCCTTTCAGGGCGTCCTCAATGGTGACAATCTGCCGCCACTGGCCGTCCGCACAGAGAAGACCACCGGCAAGGGCGTTATGACTGACGTCGATTTCCACACGTTCGGCGGCGCTGGCGCGTCCCCGGTTGAACAGTTCACCTGACCAGAACGGGTAGGCGTCGTGCGCCAGCGTGGACGGGGTGGAGAAATAGGTCGAGCGCAGGTGACTCTGTGAGGCCATACCTGATGCCACCTTACGCAGTACCTGAAAATTCGGGATCCAGAAAATCTCGTCGACGTACAGGTCGCCGTTATGGCTCTGTGCGGTGTTGGAGTTGGTGCCGAGAAAAATCAGTTTTGCGCCGTTATTGCCCAGGACAATCGGGTCACCGGTCAGGTCAACGTCAACCAGCCGGGCAAAGGCGATGATGTATTCGCGGAACACATACGCCTGCGTTTTACTGGCTGACAGAAAAATCTGGTTATGACCGGTTTTCAGGGCGCGCAGCAGCGCCTCGCGGGAAAAATAAAACGTTGCGCCAATCTGGCGGGATTTCAGGATATCGCGGATGCGGTGCTCAAGCCCGGCGCGATACCAGTGCAACTGGTAGTCGAAAGACTGCTCAAAGAAAATCTGCTCCAGCTTTTCGATGGCCTCGTCACTGAAAAAATTCTTTTTCGGTTTGCGACGCCCGCCTTTGTTGCGGTTAGCGACGTTCGGATTAAGGTCTGCCTCGTTGCCGGTCTGACTGTAACGGTTGACCCGTGCCAGTCGTTCAATCTGGCGTCCCAGCAGGTCAATTTCCTTGAAATCACCGCCGGTTTTCTGCGGTTTGATGATGAGCTGGGTCAGCCGCGCTTCCAGACTCATTTCGACACGGCTGATGGGGGCAACGCTGTCCCAGCCGTCGCGCTGTTTCCAGCTCTGCACCGTCGGGCGTTTCATCTGCAACATGGCGGCAATCTGCGGCACGGAAAATCCCTGCCAGTACAGCAGCGCCGCCTGACGACGCGGGTCGTGTAAAAGAGTGGTGTCTGTGGTGATGGTCATGAATACCTCGCCGTGATGAATACACGGCAAGGCTACTGAGTCGCGCCCTGCGATTCGCTAAGGTGCTGTTGTGTCAGTGATAAGCCATCCGGGACTGATGGCGGAGGATGCGCATCGTCGGGAAACTGATGCCGACATGTGACTCCTCTAATCACTATTCAGGACTCCTGACAATGGCAAAAAAAGTCTCAAAATTCTTTCGTATCGGCGTTGAGGGTGACACCTGTGACGGGCGTGTCATCAGTGCGCAGGATATTCAGGAAATGGCCGAAACCTTTGACCCGCGTGTCTATGGTTGCCGCATTAACCTGGAACATCTGCGCGGCATCCTGCCTGACGGTATTTTTAAGCGTTATGGCGATGTGGCCGAACTGAAGGCCGAAAAGATTGACGATGATTCGGCGCTGAAAGGCAAATGGGCGCTGTTTGCGAAAATCACCCCGACCGATGACCTTATCGCGATGAACAAGGCTGCGCAGAAGGTCTACACCTCAATGGAAATTCAGCCGAACTTTGCCAACACCGGCAAATGTTATCTGGTGGGTCTGGCCGTCACCGATGACCCGGCAAGCCTTGGCACGGAATACCTGGAATTCTGCCGCACGGCAAAACACAACCCTCTGAACCGCTTCAAATTAAGCCCTGAAAACCTGATTTCAGTGGCAACGCCTGTTGAGCTGGAATTTGAAGACCTGCCTGAAACCGTGTTCACCGCCCTGACCGAAAAGGTGAAATCCATTTTTGGCCGCAAACAGGCCAGCGATGACGCCCGTCTGAATGACGTGCATGAAGCGGTGACCGCTGTTGCTGAACATGTGCAGGAAAAGCTGAGCGCCACTGAGCAGCGACTCGCTGAGATGGAAACCGCCTTTTCCGCACTTAAGCAGGAGGTGACTGACAGGGCGGATGAAACCAGCCAGGCATTCAGCCGCCTGAAAAACAGTCTCGACCACACCGAAAGTCTGACCCAGCAGCGCCGCAGCAAGGCCACCGGCGGTGGCGGTGACGCCCTGATGACGAACTGCTGACCGGCGTCAGCCAGTCCGGGAAAACCTTCACGATTAACCCTTAATTTCAGGAAAAACTATGCGCCAGGAAACCCGCTTTAAATTTAATGCCTACCTGTCCCGTGTTGCCGAACTGAACGGCATCGACGCCGGTGATGTGTCGAAAAAATTCACCGTTGAACCGTCGGTCACCCAGACCCTGATGAACACCATGCAGGAGTCCTCTGACTTTCTGACCCGCATCAACATTGTGCCGGTCAGCGAAATGAAAGGGGAAAAAATTGGTATTGGTGTCACCGGCTCCATCGCCAGCACCACAGACACCGCCGGTGGCACCGAGCGTCAGCCGAAGGACTTCTCGAAGCTGGCGTCAAACAAGTACGAATGCGACCAGATTAACTTCGATTTTTATATCCGCTACAAAACGCTTGACCTGTGGGCGCGTTATCAGGATTTCCAGCTCCGTGTCCGTAACGCCATTATCAAACGCCAGTCCCTTGATTTAATCATGGCCGGTTTTAACGGCGTGAGGCGTGCCGAAACCTCTGACCGCAGCAGTAACCAGATGCTGCAGGATGTGGCGGTCGGCTGGCTGCAGAAATACCGCAATGAAGCCCCGGCGCGCGTGATGAGCAAGGTTACTGACGAGGAAGGTCACACGACCTCTGAGGTCATCCGCGTGGGTAAGGGCGGTGATTATGCCAGCCTCGATGCACTGGTGATGGATGCGACCAACAACCTGATTGAGCCGTGGTATCAGGAAGACCCTGACCTTGTGGTGATTGTGGGGCGTCAGCTACTGGCGGACAAGTATTTCCCCATCGTCAACAAGGAGCAGGACAACAGCGAGATGCTGGCCGCTGATGTCATCATCAGCCAGAAACGCATCGGTAACCTGCCGGCGGTACGCGTCCCGTACTTCCCGGCGGATGCGATGCTCATCACGAAGCTGGAAAACCTGTCCATCTACTACATGGATGACAGCCATCGCCGCGTGATTGTGGAAAACCCGAAACTAGACCGCGTGGAGAACTACGAGTCAATGAACATTGATTACGTGGTGGAAGACTACGCCGCCGGTTGTCTGGTGGAAAAAATTAAGGTCGGTGACTTCTCCACACCGACTAAAGTGACCGCAGAGCCGGGAGCGTAACCGATGACGAGTCCCGCACAGCGCCACATGATGCGGGTCTCGGCAGCGATGACCGCGCAGCGGGACGCCGCCCCGCTGCGACATGCAACTGTCTATGAGCAGATGCTGGTCAAGCTGGCCGCAGACCAGCGCACACTGAAAGCGATTTATTCAAAAGAGCTGAAGGCCGCGAAAAAACGCGAACTGCTGCCGTTCTGGTTGCCGTGGGTGAACGGTGTGCTGGAGCAGGGCAAAGGTGCACAGGATGACATTCTGATGACGGTCATGCTGTGGCGTCTGGATACCGGCGATATTGCCGGTGCGCTGGAGATTGCCCGTTATGCCCTGAAGTACGGTCTGACCATGCCGGGTAAACACCGCCGCACCCCGCCGTACATGTTCACCGAGGAGGTGGCGCTCGCGGCCATGCGCGCCCACGCTGCCGGTGAGTCTGTGGATACCCGCCTGCTGACGGAGACCCTTGCACTGACCGCCACGGCAGACATGCCTGATGAAGTGCGCGCAAAGCTGCACAAAATCACCGGTCTGTTTCTGCGTGACGCTGGTGATGCCGCCGGTGCACTGGCTCACCTGCAACGTGCGACACAGCTCGACTGTCAGGCAGGCGTCAAAAAAGAGATTGAACGACTGGAGCGGGAGCTGAAACCGAAGCCGGAGCCGCAGCCCAAAGCGGCCACCAGTGCCACGCGTAAGACCCGGAGTGCGACACCGGCAAAACGTGGACGCCCGAAAAAGAAAGCCAGTTAACAACCGAATGCGCCCCGCGCCAGGGCGGCACGCCGGTCTGTGAGGGTGAATCACCTGACACTGTACCGGCGTCCACCGCCCGACTTTTCAGAGGTAGTCATGATGACGCTGATTATTCCGCGAAAGGAGGCTCCCGTGTCTGGTGAGGGTACGGTGGTCATCCCGCAACCGGCAGGCGACGAGCCGGTGATTAAAAACACGTTCTTTTTTCCCGATATCGACCCGAAGCGCGTCCGGGAACGTATGCGCCTTGAGCAGACCGTCGCCCCCGCCCGTCTGCGTGAGGCCATCAAGTCAGGCATGGCTGAAACGAATGCGGAGCTGTACGAGTACCGCGAACAGAAAATTGCTGCCGGTTTTACGCGTCTGGCGGACGTTCCGGCGGACGACATCGACGGTGAAAGCATCAAGGTTTTTTACTACGAGCGCGCCGTGTGCGCGATGGCGACCGCGTCGCTTTATGAGCGTTATCGCGGCGTGGATGCCAGTGCGAAAGGCGACAAGAAGGCTGACAGTATTGACAGCACCATTGATGAACTGTGGCGGGATATGCGCTGGGCGGTGGCGCGTATCCAGGACAAGCCGCGCTGCATCGTGAGTCAAATCTGATGAAGACCTTTGCGCTACAGGGCGACACGCTCGACGCCATTTGTGTCCGGTATTACGGGCGCACTGAGGGCGTGGTTGAGACCGTGCTCGCCGCAAATCCGGGACTGGCTGAACTGGGTGCGGTGCTGCCACACGGCACCGCCGTCGAACTGCCCGACGTTCAGACCGCGCCCGTGGCTGAAACTGTCAATCTTTGGGAGTAACGCATGACAGCAGAAGAAAAAAGCGTCCTGTCGCTTTTCATGATTGGGGTGCTGATTGTTGTCGGCAAGGTGCTTGCCGGTGGTGAACCCATCACCCCGCGTCTGTTTATTGGGCGCATGTTGCTCGGTGGTTTTGTCTCGATGGTTGCCGGTGTTGTTCTGGTGCAGTTTCCTGACCTGTCACTGCCTGCGGTGTGCGGCATCGGCTCCATGCTGGGTATCGCCGGTTATCAGGTGATTGAGATTGCCATTCAGCGCCGCTTTAAGGGCAGGGGGAAACCGTAATGCCGGTAATTAACACGCATCAGAATATCGCCGCCTTTCTCGACATGCTGGCCGTGTCCGAAGGGACGGCGAATCACCCGCTGACGAAAAACCGGGGCTATGACGTGATAGTCACCGGACTGGACGGAAAGCCGGAAATATTCACCGACTACAGTGACCACCCGTTCGCGCATGGCCGACCGGCGAAGGTGTTTAACCGTCGCGGTGAAAAATCCACGGCTTCCGGTCGCTATCAGCAGCTTTACCTGTTCTGGCCGCATTACCGCAAACAGCTTGCCCTGCCGGATTTCAGTCCGTTGTCGCAGGACAGGCTCGCCATTCAGTTGATCCGCGAACGCGGTGCACTGGATGACATCCGGGCGGGACGCATTGAGCGCGCCATTTCACGCTGTCGCAATATCTGGGCGTCCCTGCCGGGTGCCGGTTACGGTCAGCGTGAGCATTCACTGGAAAAACTGGTCACCGTCTGGCGTAGCGCCGGCGGTGTACCGGCTTAAACGGAGTAAACACCATGAAGAAATTATCCCTTTCACTGATGCTGAATGTGTCGCTGGCGCTGATGCTGGCACTGTCCCTGATTTACCCGCAGAGCGTGGCCGTCAGTTTTGTCGCCGCCTGGGCGATTCTGACGACGGTTATCTGTGTGGTTGCCGGTGGTGTCGGCGTGTATGCCACAGAGTATGTACTGGAACGCTACGGGCGGGAGCTGCCGCCGGAATCGCTGGCCGTGAAGATTGTCGCGTCGCTGTTTTTGCAGCCGGTGCCGTGGCGCAGACGGGCGGCGGCTCTGGTAGTGATGGTGGCGACGTTTATCTCGCTGGTCGCTGCCGGGTGGATTTTTACCGCGCTGATTTATCTCGTGGCGTCACTGTTTTTCCGGCTGATACGTACGGCCTGCCGTCAGCGTTTTGAGGGGCGGGAACCATGTCAAAACTGATGATTGTGCTGGTTGTGTTGTTATCACTGGCGGTGGCGGGGCTGTTTCTGGCGAAGCATGAAAACGCCAGCCTGCGCGCCTCGCTGGACAGGGTGAACAACGTCGCCAGTGAACAGCAGGTGACCATCACCATGCTGAAAAATCAGCTTCATGTTGCCCTCACCAGAGCAGACAAAAACGAGCTGGCGCAGGTGGTACTGCGTCAGGAACTGGAGAACGCCGCGAAGCGTGAAGCACAGCGCGAGAAAACCATCACGAGGTTACTTAATGAAAACGAGGATTTTCGCCGCTGGTACGGTGCTGACCTGCCTGATGCTGTGCGCCGGTTGCACCAGCGCCCCGCCTGCACTGACGCCAGTGATTGTCCACAACGCCTGCCCGAAAGTGAGCCTTTGCCCGATGCCGGGCAGTGACCCGCAGAAGAACGGCGATTTAAGTGCCGATATCCGGCAGCTTGAGAACGCGCTGGCACGCTGTGCCAGCCAGGTAAAAATGATTAAACACTGTCAGGATGAAAACGATGCTCAAACCCGACAGCCTGCGCAGAGCGCTGACTGATGCCGTCACGGTGCTGAAAACCAGTCCCGAGATGCTGCGGATATTCATGGATAACGGGAGTATTGCCTCCACACTGGCGACGTCGCTGTCATTTGAAAAGCGTTACACGCTCAATGTCATTGTGACCGACTTTACCGGTGATTTTGACCTGCTCATCGTGCCGGTGCTGGCGTGGCTGCGGGAAAATCAGCCCGACATCATGACCACCGACGAAGGCCAGAAAAAGGGCTTCACGTTTTATGCAGACATCAACAATGACAGCAGCTTTGATATCAGCATCAGCCTGATGCTGACCGAGCGCACGCTGGTCAGTGAGGTGGACGGCGCGCTGCATGTGAAGAATATCCCGGAACCTCTGCCGCCGGAGCCGGTCACCCGCCCGATGGAGCTTTATATCAATGGCGAACTGGTGAGTAAGTGGGATGAATGAGTTTAAGCGTTTTGAAGACAGGCTGACCGGACTGATTGAGTCGCTGTCACCGTCAGGGCGTCGGCGACTGAGCGCCGAACTGGCGAAGCGCCTGCGGCAGAGTCAGCAGCGTCGGGTGATGGCACAGAAAGCCCCGGACGGCACACCCTACGCGCCACGCCAGCAGCAGAGCGCCAGAAAAAAGACCGGTCGTGTTAAGCGAAAAATGTTTGCGAAACTTATCACCAGTCGCTTTTTGCATATCCGCGCCAGCCCGGAACAGGCATCAATGGAATTTTACGGCGGGAAGTCACCGAAAATCGCCAGCGTGCATCAGTTCGGCCTGTCGGAAGAAACCCGGAAAGACGGTAAGAAAATTGATTATCCGGCGCGTCCTCTGCTCGGCTTTACCGGTGAGGATGTGCAGATGATTGAAGAGATTATCCTGGCTCACCTCGACCGTTAGTTGTGCCATTCCTGACACCTCATCGTCACATTGCCGCCGGTATGACCCGGCGGCATCCTTCCCGTTATGAACACTCTCGCAAATATTCAGGAACTCGCGCGCGCACTGCGCAACATGATCCGCACCGGCCTTGTCGTCGAAACCGACCTTAACGCCGGTCGCTGCCGTGTGCAGACCGGCGGCATGTGCACTGACTGGCTTCAGTGGCTGACCCATCGTGCCGGTCGTTCGCGCACATGGTGGGCACCTTCCGTGGGGGAGCAGGTGCTGATTCTGGCCGTGGGCGGTGAACTCGACACGGCGTTCGTTCTGCCGGGGATTTATTCCGGCGATAACCCCGCGCCGTCTGCGTCGGCGGATGCCCTGCATATCCGTTTCCCTGACGGGGCGGTGATTGAATATGAACCTGAAACCAGTGCACTCACGGTAAGCGGAATTAAAACGGCCAGCGTGACGGCTTCTGATTCTGTTACTGCCACGGTGCCGGTGGTCATGGTGAAAGCATCAACCCGCGTCACCCTGGACACACCGGAGGTGGTCTGCACCAACAGGCTGATTACCGGCACGCTGGAAGTGCAGAAGGGCGGGACGATGCGCGGCAACATTGAACACACCGGCGGTGAACTCTCATCAAACGGTAAGGTACTGCATACCCATAAACACCCCGGCGACAGCGGCGGCACAACCGGGAGCCCTCTATGACAGCGCGTTATCTCGGAATGAATCGCAGTGATGGCCTGACGGTCACTGACCTTGAGCATATCAGCCAGAGTATCGGCGATATCCTGCGCACACCGGTCGGCTCACGGGTGATGCGTCGTGATTACGGCTCGTTGCTGGCGTCAATGATTGACCAGCCGCAGACCCCGGCGCTTGAGTTGCAGATTAAGGTCGCCTGTTACATGGCGGTGCTGAAATGGGAACCCCGCGTCACGCTGTCATCTGTCACCACGGCGCGCAGTTTTGACGGGCGAATGACGGTCACGTTAACCGGCCAGCACAACGACACCGGCCAGCCACTTTCGTTAACCATCCCTGTGAGTTGAAACCATGCCGATTATCGACCTGAACCAGCTACCCGCACCGGATGTGGTCGAGGAGCTGGACTTTGAAACCATTCTCGCCGAACGCAAGGCGACACTGATTTCCCTTTACCCGGAAGACCAGCAGGAGGCGGTCGCCCGTACCCTGACGCTGGAATCTGAGCCTCTCGTCAAACTGCTGGAGGAAAATGCTTATCGTGAGCTTATCTGGCGTCAGCGTGTGAATGAGGCTGCACGGGCGGTGATGCTGGCCTGTGCAGCCGGTAATGACCTTGATGTGATTGGTGCCAATTACAACACCACGCGCCTGATTATCACCCCGGCAGATGATTCGACCATCCCGCCGACACCGGCAGTGATGGAATCTGACACCGATTATCGTCTGCGTATTCAGCAGGCGTTTGAAGGTTTAAGCGTCGCCGGGTCGGTGGGTGCCTATCAGTATCATGGCCGCAGTGCCGACGGGCGTGTCGCGGATATCTCTGTCACCAGTCCGTCTCCGGCCTGCGTCACCATCTCTGTGCTGTCACGTGAGAATAACGGTGTGGCATCCGAAGACCTGCTGGCTGTGGTACGTAACGCCCTTAATGGCGAGGATGTCAGGCCGGTGGCCGACCGCGTGACCGTGCAGTCTGCCGCCATCGTTGAATACCAGATAAACGCCACGCTTTACCTTTACCCTGGTCCCGAAAGCGAACCCATCCGCGCGGCCGCAGTAAAAAAACTGGAAGCGTATATCACGGCACAGCACCGGCTGGGGCGCGACATCCGTCTGTCTGCCATTTATGCCGCTTTGCATGTGGAAGGCGTGCAGCGTGTCGAACTGACTGCACCACTGGCTGACATCGTGCTCAACAGTACGCAGGCGTCTTTCTGTACCGAATACCGCGTCGTGACCGGAGGCTCGGATGAGTGATTCGCGACTGCTGCCGACCGGCTCATCACCGCTTGAAGTTGCTGCCGCAAAAGCCTGTGCGGAAATTGAAAAAACGCCGGTCAGTATTCGTGAGCTGTGGAACCCGGATACCTGTCCGGCAAATCTGCTGCCGTGGCTGGCGTGGGCGTTTTCGGTCGACAGGTGGGATGAAAAGTGGCCGGAAGCGACAAAACGCGCCGTTATCCGCGATGCGTATTTCATTCATTGTCATAAAGGCACTGTCGGCGCAATCCGGCGTGTGGTGGAGCCGCTCGGCTATCTCATTAACGTAAAGGAATGGTGGGAGACAAACGACCCGCCCGGAACCTTTCGCCTTGATATCGGTGTGCTGGAAAGCGGTATCACGGAGGAGATGTATCTGGAAATGGAACGGCTGATTGCCGATGCCAAACCCGCAAGTCGCCACCTTATCGGCCTGAACATTATCCAGGACATTCCCGGCTATCTGTATACAGGCGGTGTGGTCTGTGATGGTGATGTTATTACTGTTTATCCCGGATAAGTGAGAAACAATGAGCACGAAATTTAAAACCGTTATCACTACTGCCGGAGCCGCAAAGCTGGCAGCCGCCACTGTCCCCGGCGGGAAAAAAGTAAACCTGTCTGCAATGGCCGTGGGTGACGGTAATGGCAAATTGCCGGTGCCGGATGCCGGTCAGACGAAACTGGTGCATGAGGTCTGGCGTCACGCTCTGAATAAAGTCAGCGTGGATAACAAGAATAAAAACTATATCGTGGCTGAACTGGTTGTACCGCCCGAAGTGGGCGGCTTCTGGATGCGTGAGCTTGGTCTGTATGACGATGCCGGAACACTGATTGCGGTATCCAACATGGCAGAAAGCTATAAGCCAGAACTGGCTGAAGGCTCCGGACGTGCGCAGACCTGCCGCATGGTTATTATTCTCAGCAACGTGGCGTCCGTTGAGCTGAGTATTGATGCCAGCACGGTGATGGCGACGCAGGATTACGTCGATGACAAAATCGCAGAGCATGAGCAGTCCCGCCGCCATCCTGACGCCACGCTGACAGAAAAAGGTTTTACTCAGTTAAGCAGTGCAACAAACAGCACCAGTGAAAAGCTGGCGGCAACGCCAAAGGCAGTAAAAGCAGCCTATGACAATGCTGAGAAACGTCTGCAGAAAGACCAGAACGGTGGCGATATTCCAGATAAGGACGCTTTTCTGGACAATATTGGCGTTACCAGCCTGACGTTTATGAAAAACAACGGCGAAATGCCGGTTGATGCTGATCTGAATACATTTGGTCCTGTTAAGGCTTATTCAGGTATCTGGTCTAAAGCAACATCCACCAACGCAACACTGGAGAAAAATTTCCCTGAAGACGGTGCAGTCGGTGTGCTTGAGGTATTCAATGGCGGTAATTTTGCAGGAATGCAGCGTTATACCACCAGAACAGGCAATGTTTATATGCGCAACCTTTCTGGCACCTGGAATGGCTCAGACGGTCCGTGGAGCTACTGGCGTCAGATTCAGTCAGCAACACGCCCCCTTAGTACAACCATTGACCTGAACACGCTCGGAGACGCAGAGCATCTTGGCTTATGGCGAAACAGTAGTGGCTCTATCGCTTCATTTGACCGCAACTATCCGGAAGAAGGAAGTTATGGTCAGGGACTCCTTGAAGTTCTTGAAGGTGGTGGGTACTCACGCATGCAACGCTACACGACCCGCCGTGGGAATGTATATGTTCGCTGCCTTTCTGCTACATGGAATGCAGAGAATCCACAGTGGGAACCGTGGTTAAGAGTCGGTCATCAGTCAGAGAGTCGTTATTACGACGGGGATTTGAATGATGTGACTTCACCAGGTATTTACAGCGTTACAGGGAAGGCGACAAACGGTCCAATGCAGGATACCGCTGGAGCGACACTGCTTGGGATACTGGAAGTAATCAGACGTTTTGATGGTGTATCTGTCTGGCAGCGTTACACAACCACAGGGAAAGCAGAAACCACAAAGGGGCGCACTTTTGAGCGCGTCTATACCGGCAGCTCGTGGAGCGAATGGCGGGAAGTCTACACCTCGTATTCACTTCCCCTGAATCTGGGTATCGGCGGTGCAGTGGCAAAACTCACCAGCCTGGACTGGCAGACCCACGACTTTGTGCCGGGCAGTCTGATAACCGTTCGGCTTGATAACATGACCAATATTCCCGACGGTATGGACTGGGGCGTCATTGATGGCAACCTGATAAACATCGCAGTTGGTCCGAGTGATGATTCCGGTACTGGGCGCTCAATGCATGTATGGCGCAGCACTGTAAGTAAAGCGAACTACCGCTTTTTTATGGTGCGTATTTCAGGAAATCCGGGAAGCCGCACGATCACGACAAGACGTGTGCCAATTATCGACGAAGCTCAGACATGGGCGGCGAAACAAACCTTCAGCGCCGGTCTTTCAGGCGAACTGTCCGGCAATGCGGCTACAGCTACAAAGCTGAAAACGGCAAGGGCGATTAATGGCGTAACGTTTGACGGGACGAAAGATATTGAAGCGTTTCCGCCAGGTGTTCCGTTGCCGTGGCCATCAGATACACCACCTGCGGGCTATGCAATTATGCAGGGGCAGACGTTTGATAAGGCTGCATATCCGAAACTGGCTGTTGCCTATCCTTCAGGTGTTATTCCTGATATGCGCGGCTGGACAATCAAGGGCAAACCTGCCAGTGGGCGTGCCGTATTGTCACAGGAACAGGACGGGATTAAATCGCATACTCACAGCGCCAGTGCGTCAAATACGGATTTGGGAACGAAAACAACCAGTTCATTTGATTACGGGACAAAAACAGTCAGTACGTTTAACCACGGCACAAAATCAACCAATACTTCTGGCAATCATACACATACCGTCGGTTTTGCTGTGAGCGTGCAATCAGGCGGTGCAGATTATGGTGTTCCGCGAAGTGATAAAGGTGCTACGACTACAAGTTCATCAGGCAATCATGCACATACAGTCGACATTGGAGCACATAACCATACTGTTGGTATTGGTGCACATTCACACACGGTTGCTATTGGCTCACACGGGCACTCTATTACCGTTAATGCTACAGGTAATACAGAAAATACCGTAAAAAACATCGCATTTAACTATATTGTGAGGCTTGCATAATGGCTTTCAGAATGAGTGCAGAAGCACAAACTATCCGCGTATTTAATTTACTTGATGGAACCAATGAATTTATTGGGGAAAGTGACGCGTATATTCCACCGTATACAGGTCTGCCTGCAAACAGTACAGATATTGCGCCGCCTGATATACCGGCTGGTTATGCAGCCGTTTTCAATGCAGATGAAATAAAATGGGAGTTGATGGAAGATCATCGCGGAAAGACTGTCTACGAAACGAAAACGGGAGCAGCCATTTATATTTCTGAACTTGGCGCATTACCTCCAGACGTGACAGCCATTTCCCCGGATGGGGATTATCAGAAATGGAACGGAAATGCGTGGGTGAATGATGAGAATGCAGAGCGTGATGCGCTTGTCAGAGCGGCTGACTCTCAGAAGAAAGAGCTGATTGCATATGCAGGTGAAATTATTGCCACGCTGCAGGATGCTGTCGATTTAGATATGGCTACCGAGGAAGAAAAGTTAAGCCTGACACACTGGAAAAAATACCGTGTGCTACTGAATCGCGTTCAGCCGGAAGATGCTCCGGATATAGAATGGCCTGAAATGCCACAATAAATCGTATTAGATCTGGTGTGAGATTACTCATCTATGGCACAGAGTAAAACCTAATCTGACAGTCCGCTCTGTGCCTGTAGCGGAAGTATTGTGCTTGCGACAGCTATGGAAAACGCACTGCGAACGGTGAATCCGGAGAGAAAAGATTATCTATTCTTAAGCTCGGATCACTACGGCGTCCGTCGTACGGTGTGGTCGGGGCATCTTAATAGCATCGACGCAGAACGTTATTTGCGCAATGTACGGTCGGTAATCGCGATCATCCAATCATTTGCGTAAACCAACTCTTGCATTGGTGTACCATCCTGCATGGGGAATAATCTCCGAGTCATGCATGCTGTCAATACGGCTCTCGCGGGACTCTTGCTGAGAAACTCAACCCATCTTCACTAAAAATGCAGTATCCTGCGAAGTTCTTATTTCTAATTCACTTGATAAAAATCTTTATAGTTCTCCTTTCCGTAAAACTTCCTGCGTTATTTCTTCTTTTCAGCCCCATCAATACATCGAGAAGGCATGCGAAGCATTAAAAAAACTCTCTAAATTTCCGAAAAATAGGAAATTTGCTTGGTATAATCGAGATTGAGATACACATGTTCTCATACCCCCTGCCGGGCAAGCACGGTAGGGATTATTTTCAATCAATATGGAGAGGAGCCTATGGCTTAATCTGTTTATAGAAGGAGTAGTAAAAATGACCAAATGGACATTTGAAAAAAATATTGTTGCACAAGGAATTGCTGCAAAAAATAAATCTGGACGTATTCCGGCGATTGACATTCAACCAGGCTCTGGTCTTTTGAAGCGTCATCAAATGGCGTTGTATGAAAGCGCAATCAACTTCAGAGCGCCAATTGAGGAAAATGAATGTGGGCGATACAACCCCCCAGGGGGATGTGTGGCGGTATGGTATGCCTCTGACTCTGCGTTAACGGCGGCGGCAGAAGCTTATGGGCGTTTGCTCCATCTCGAAGGGACGATTTCTTATCCTGAATCGGTACTTTCACAACACTATATGTGCTCTGTGGATGTCATGAGGCCAGTGAAAGTGATCGATGTTGTAGCGCTCTGTGAGTTGTTACATATTCCTTTGGATAGCTTAGAGAACGAGGATTACACTTTTACTCAATGGCTAATGGAACATCTTTATACACATTTCGGGCGTGACTATGACGGGATAGCCTATACCTCAAGGCATAAACGCTATAAACGCTGTTATGCCTTTTGGGAACGACCGGATAGTACACCAGCCTTTACCGATACCCCTCAGGGGATGGTGCCTTATGCCAGTTACATCGAAAATGACGAAGGTATCTTCCCTAAAGGGTGGCACAAAGGAACGATGTCAGGTGAAGAGATGTTCGAAGAACTGCTTGGATTCGAAATTACGCCAGAACCAATGTAAACCAAAGAGGGGCTGGCTAGCCCCTCTTTTTAAAACAATTAACTGGATACATGATTTCCGAACTGTTTAGCGGCACGGATAGCCAGACTAAGTTCACTATTTTTAGCGCCGTCCTGCATGATTTGAATCGGCGTCTTTTTCAGGCCTTCGCTATTAACCTCTATTGGTGATTTCAGCACACCCAACCTCAGCATTGGATGGGTATTCTCGTCAAATGCCGCCATTACGTCTTCAAAGCCGGGAATCAGCCCGTTATCTGTGAACTGAAATTTCGGGAAAATAAAATCACCGTTCTGCTTGAATGCTAAAAGCTTGTTCTTCTTAACGCGAATGTTGATCGCCTGGCGGGTGATTCCAAGAATATCGACCACGTCATTTACCTTTAGCGTACCGCCTAACTCCTGAAGCCCACGATAAAATCGTTCCAGATTTTCGCGACGACGGCGCACTTTACGTAGTTCGTAGTCATTGACACGAGTCTTCTGTTCGAGTTGAACGGTGTAGAGCAATTGCATCAGTGAACTATCATCCAGCGTGATAGCATTAATTGCCTGGTTTTTGTCTTCAAATTCAGGCATCAGGGAAATAGCGAGGTTGTTAATTCTTTTCAGAAGGTTCAACTGGTATTCATTCAGCTTAGCTGAAGTGTTGGTTTCCCTTTCTGCTGCGGTGTGTTTGATCATTGTGCACCTCCATTTGACGATTATCATAATTCATTTTATTGGAATGGTCAAATTCAAGGGCAAGCAATCTATGGTCAATCAAGGCGTAATTCTTTGGCATAGACCCGATTGACTCATGCACCGTGATGTTAGCATGCACATAATTATGGTTATCCACACCTCGTACAAATCAGTCTGCCAGACTTGATAGCTTTTTGGCTATGTAAATTGTCAGTCGTAAAATTAGTGAGTACAAATCAGGACAGGTGGGCGAATTGCCCGCCTTTTCTTTATCTGTTGTTTCATCCACTGACCAGCCAGGTCAAATAGCGTCTCATGTACTACCCAACGGAAAATAGTTGCACCCATTAACCACGGAGTTAAACGGATGAGTGACTATCATCACGGCGTGCAGGTGCTGGAGATTAACGACGGCACCCGCGTCATTTCCACCGTATCCACGGCCATTGTCGGCATGGTCTGCACGGCCAGCGATGCGGATGCGGAAACCTTCCCCCTCAATAAACCGGTGCTGATCACCAATGTGCAGAGCGCAATTGCAAAGGCCGGTAAAAAAGGCACGCTGGCGGCATCGTTACAGGCCATCGCCGACCAGTCAAAACCGGTCACCGTTGTCGTGCGTGTGGAAGACGGCACCGGCGACGACGAGGAAACGAAACTCGCGCAGACCGTTTCCAATATCATTGGCACCACCGACGAAAACGGTCAGTACACCGGACTGAAAGCCCTGCTGGCGGCGGAGTCGGTAACCGGTGTTAAACCGCGTATTCTCGGTGTGCCGGGACTGGACACCAAAGAGGTGGCTGTTGCACTGGTATCCGTCTGTCAGAAGCTGCGCGCTTTCGGGTATATCAGCGCATGGGGCTGTAAAACCATTTCCGAGGTGAAAGCCTACCGCCAGAATTTCAGCCAGCGTGAGCTGATGGTCATCTGGCCGGATTTCCTCGCATGGGATACGGTCACCAGTACCACCGCCACCGCGTATGCCACCGCCCGTGCGCTGGGTCTGCGCGCTAAAATCGACCAGGAGCAGGGCTGGCATAAAACGCTGTCCAACGTCGGGGTAAACGGTGTTACCGGCATCAGCGCATCTGTATTCTGGGATTTGCAGGAGTCCGGCACCGATGCTGACCTGCTTAACGAGTCAGGCGTCACTACGCTGATTCGCCGCGACGGTTTCCGATTCTGGGGTAACCGTACCTGCTCTGATGACCCGCTGTTCCTCTTTGAAAACTACACCCGCACCGCGCAGGTGCTGGCCGACACGATGGCTGAGGCGCACATGTGGGCGGTGGACAAGCCCATCACCGCAACGCTGATTCGCGACATCGTTGACGGCATCAATGCCAAATTCCGTGAGCTGAAAACAAACGGCTATATCGTGGATGCGACCTGCTGGTTCAGCGAAGAATCCAACGATGCGGAAACCCTCAAGGCCGGAAAACTGTATATCGACTACGACTATACACCGGTGCCTCCTCTTGAAAACCTGACCCTGCGCCAGCGTATTACCGATAAATACCTGGCAAATCTGGTCACCTCGGTTAACAGCAATTAAGGAGCCTGACCGATGGCAATGCCGCGCAAACTCAAGTTAATGAACGTCTTTCTGAACGGCTACAGCTATCAGGGCGTCGCGAAGTCCGTCACGCTACCAAAACTGACCCGTAAGCTCGAAAACTATCGCGGTGCGGGGATGAACGGCAGCGCACCGGTAGACCTCGGCCTTGATGACGATGCGCTGTCAATGGAGTGGTCGCTCGGTGGCTTCCCGGATTCGGTTATCTGGGAGCTTTACGCCGCAACCGGTGTGGATTCCGTACCGATTCGTTTTGCAGGCTCTTACCAGCGCGACGATACCGGCGAAACGGTGGCCGTCGAGGTGGTCATGCGTGGACGTCAGAAAGAAATCGACACCGGCGAGGGCAAACAGGGAGAAGACACCGAGTCGAAAATCTCCGTGGTCTGCACCTATTTCCGGCTGACGATGGACGGTAAGGAGCTGGTCGAAATCGACACCATCAACATGATTGAGAAGGTGAACGGCGTCGACCGGCTGGAGCAACACCGCCGCAATATCGGCCTGTGATTTTCATCCGGTCAGCCTGGCTGACCGGTTAACCCCGATTCAGAAGTGAGAAAACCATGAACAAAGAAAATGTGATTACCCTGGACAATCCGGTCAAGCGTGGTGAGCAGGTTATCGAACAGGTCACGCTGATGAAACCTAATGCCGGGACGCTGCGCGGTGTCAGTCTGGCTGCGGTCGCGAACTCCGAAGTCGATGCACTGATTAAGGTGCTGCCGCGCATGACGGCACCGATGCTGACCGAGCAGGAAGTCGCCGCGCTGGAACTGCCTGACCTTGTGGCGCTGGCCGGTAAGGTGGTCGGTTTTTTGTCGCCGAACTCGGTGCAGTAACGTTCCCGAAAAATCTCTCGGTCGATGACCTGATGGCGGATGTGGCAGTGATATTTCACTGGCCGCCATCAGAACTGTATCCCATGAGCCTGACCGAACTCATCACATGGCGCGAAAAGGCGCTCCGGCGAAGCGGAAACACGAATGAGTAACAATGTAAAATTACAGGTATTGCTCAGGGCTGTTGACCAGGCATCCCGCCCGTTTAAATCCATCCGCACAGCGAGCAAATCGCTGTCGGGGGATATCCGGGAAACACAAAAATCACTGCGCGAGCTGAACGGTCACGCATCCCGTATTGAGGGATTTCGCAAGACCAGTGCACAGCTCGCCGTGACTGGTCATGCACTTGAAAAGGCACGGCAGGAGGCCGAAGCCCTTGCCACACAGTTTAAAAACACCGAACGTCCGACACGTGCTCAGGCGAAAGTGCTGGAATCCGCGAAGCGTGCGGCGGAGGACTTACAGGCGAAATATTACCGCCTGACGGATTCCGTTAAACGCCAGCAGCGGGAACTGGCCGTTGTGGGAATTAATACCCGCAATCTTGCACATGATGAGCAGGGACTGAAAAACCGTATCAGTGAAACCACCGCCCAGCTTAACCGGCAGCGTGACGCGCTGGCGCGTGTCAGTGCGCAACAGGCAAAACTTAACGCAGTCAAACAGCGTTATCAGGCCGGAAAGGAACTGGCCGGAAATATGGCCTCAGTGGGCGCTGCCGGTGTGGGGATTGCTGCTGCGGGAACGATGGCCGGAGTTAAGTTGCTGATGCCCGGTTATGAGTTTGCGCAGAAAAACTCAGAATTGCAGGCCGTGCTCGGTGTGGCAAAAGACTCCGCCGAAATGGCCGCGCTCCGCAAGCAGGCGCGCCAGCTCGGCGACAATACCGCAGCCTCGGCAGATGATGCAGCCGGTGCTCAGATTATTATTGCGAAAGCCGGTGGGGATGTTGATGCCATTCAGGCGGCAACGCCGGTCACGCTGAATATGGCGCTGGCGAACCGTCGCACGATGGAAGAAAACGCCGCCCTGCTGATGGGGATGAAATCCGCCTTTCAGCTTTCAAACGATAAGGTCGCTCATATCGGGGATGTTCTCTCCATGACGATGAACAAAACCGCCGCCGATTTTGACGGTATGAGCGATGCGCTGACCTATGCCGCACCTGTGGCAAAAAATGCCGGTGTCAGCATTGAAGAAACCGCCGCAATGGTCGGGGCGCTGCATGATGCAAAAATTACCGGTTCAATGGCGGGGACGGGAAGCCGTGCCGTGTTAAGTCGCCTGCAGGCACCGACGGGAAAAGCATGGGATGCACTCAAAGAGCTTGGAGTGAAAACCTCAGATAGCAAGGGAAACACCCGACCAGTATTTACAATTCTGAAAGAAATGCAGGCCAGTTTTGAGAAAAACCGGCTCGGTACTGCCCAGCAGGCTGAATACATGAAAACCATTTTCGGGGAGGAGGCCAGCTCAGCCGCCGCCGTGCTGATGACTGCCGCCTCAACCGGAAAGCTGGACAAACTGACCGCTGCGTTTAAAGCCTCAGACGGGAAGACCGCGGAGCTGGTAAATATCATGCAGGACAACCTCGGCGGTGACTTTAAGGAGTTTCAGTCCGCTTATGAGGCGGTGGGGACTGACCTGTTTGACCAGCAGGAAGGCGCGCTGCGTAAGCTCACGCAGACGGCCACAAAGTATGTGTTAAAACTCGACGGCTGGATACAGAAAAACAAATCACTGGCGTCAACCATCGGCATCATTGTCGGTGGTGCACTGGCGCTGACTGGTGTCATCGGTGCCATTGGCCTCGTAGCCTGGCCGGTTATCACCGGCATCAATGCCATCATCGCGGCAGCAGGCGCAATGGGTGCAATCTTCACGACGGTTGGTAGTGCCATTATGACGGCCATCGGGGCGATTAGCTGGCCGGTTGTGGCCGTGGTGGCTGCCATTGTCGCCGGGGCGTTGCTTATCCGTAAATACTGGGAGCCTGTCAGCGCATTCTTTGGCGGTGTGGTTGAAGGGCTGAAAGCGGCATTTGCGCCGGTGGGGGAGCTGTTCACGCCACTGAAACCGGTGTTTGACTGGCTGGGCGAAAAGTTACAGGCCGCGTGGCAGTGGTTTAAAAACCTGATTGCCCCGGTTAAAGCCACCCAGGACACCCTGAATCGTTGCCGTGACACGGGCGTCATGTTCGGGCAGGCACTGGCTGACGCGCTGATGCTGCCGCTTAATGCGTTCAACAAACTGCGCAGCGGTATTGACTGGGTACTGGAAAAGCTCGGGGTCATCAACAAAGAGTCTGACGCACTTGACCAGACCGCCGCCAGAACTCAAGCCGCCACGTATGGCAGCGGTGGTTATATTCCGGCGACCAGCTCTTATGCAGGCTATCAGGCTTATCAGCCGGTTACGGCACCGGCTGGCCGCTCTTATGTGGACCAGAGTAAAAACGAATATCACATCAGTCTGACGGGCGGTACTGCACCGGGGACTCAGCTCGACCGCCAGTTACAGGATGCGCTCGAAAAATACGAGCGGGATAAACGTGCGCGCGCCCGTGCCAGCATGATGCATGACGGTTAAGGAGGTGACGAAAAATGATGCTCGCGTTAGGTATGTTTGTTTTTATGCGCCAGACGCTGCCACACCAGACCATGCAGCGTGAATCAGATTATCGCTGGCCGTCAAATTCCCGTATCGGTAAACGGGATGCCTTTCAGTTTCTCGGTGTGGGTGAGGAAAACATTACGCTTGCCGGTGTGCTTTATCCCGAACTGACAGGCGGAAAGCTGACGATGACCACGCTCAGGCTGATGGCAGAGGAAGGTCGGGCGTGGCCGTTGCTGGATGGCACCGGCATGATTTACGGCATGTATGTCATCAGCAGGGTGAGTGAAACAGGGAGTATTTTCTTTGCAGACGGCACACCCCGGAAAATTGATTTTACGCTGTCGCTCACCCGCGTTGATGAATCACTGGCCGCGCTTTATGGCGATATCGGTAAACAGGCGGAATCGCTCATCGGTAAGGCTGGCAGTATGGCGACCAGATTCACGGGTATGACGGGGGCGGGATAATGCTGGATGCGCTGACATTTGATGCAGGCAGTACGCTGACGCCGGATTACATGCTGATGCTCGACAGCAGGGATATTACCGGCAATATCAGCGACCGTCTGATGAGCATGACCCTGACGGATAACCGGGGCTTTGAGGCTGACCAGCTTGATATTGAACTGAACGATGCCGACGGGCAGGTCGGGCTGCCGGTTCGTGGCGCTGTCCTGACGGTGTATATCGGCTGGAAAGGTTTTGCCCTGGTATGCAAAGGGAAATTTACCGTTGATGAGGTTGAACACCGGGGCGCGCCGGATGTGGTTACCATCCGCGCCCGGAGTGCAGATTTTCGCGGGACGCTCAATTCCCGCCGTGAAGGCTCCTGGCATGACACCACGCTCGGTGCGATTGTTGAGGTGATAGCCTCCCGTAACAGGCTGGAAGCCAGTGTCGCGCCGTCACTGGCCGGAATTAAAATCCCGCACATCGACCAGTCGCAGGAGTCTGATGCAAAATTCCTGACCCGCCTTGCTGAACGCAACGGCGGGGAGGTGTCGGTAAAAATGGGAAAACTGTTGTTTCTCAAAGCGGGGCAGGGAGTGACGGCCAGCGGTAAAAAAATCCCGCAGGTCACCATAACCCGCAGCGACGGCGACCGCCATCATTTTGCGATTGCTGACCGTGGAGCCTACACCGGTGTAACGGCAAAATGGCTACACACCAAAGACCCGAAGCCTCAAAAGCAGAAGGTAAAACTGAAACGCAAAAAGAAAGAGAAACACCTGCGCGCACTGGAGCACCCGAAAGCGAAACCGGTCAGGCAGAAGAAAGCGCCTAAAGTACCGGAAGCGCGTGAAGGTGAATACATGGCCGGTGAGGCTGACAACGTTTTTGCCCTGACCACGGTATATGCCACGAAAGCGCAGGCCATGCGCGCCGCTCAGGCGAAGTGGGATAAACTGCAACGGGGCGTTGCGGAGTTCTCCATCAGCCTGGCTACCGGTCGGGCAGATATTTACACGGAAACACCGGTCAAAGTGTCTGGCTTTAAGCGCGTCATAGACGAGCAGGACTGGACAATCACTAAGGTGACACATTTTCTGAATAATAGCGGCTTCACGACGTCCTTAGAGCTTGAGGTCAGGCTTTCTGATGTGGAGTACGAAACAGAAGATGATGAGTGATGTTTTTGTTTTATCTGTTTGTTTTGTAAGGATAAATTAACTAAAATGGCACCATCAACAAAACCGGAAGAGGTGCTCGCGATGTTTCATTGTCCTTTATGCCAGCATGCCGCACATGCGCGTACAAGTCGCTATATCACTGACACGACAAAAGAGCGTTATCATCAGTGCCAGAACGTGAATTGCAGCGCCACGTTCATCACTTATGAGTCGGTACAGCGATACATCGTGAAGCCGGGAGAAGTCCACGCCGTAAGGCCGCACCCGTTGCCATCAGGACAGCAAATTATGTGGATGTAATTACAAACAGAAAGCCCCTCAGTCGAGGGGCTTTTTTGTCGATGTGGTCAATGTGTGGACGTGACCAGAAATAAATCCTTTTATTTCAATTTATTGTACGTAAAAAATAAGCCCGTGTAAGGGAGATTACACAGGCTAAGGAGGTGGTTCCTGGTACAGCTAGCATTTTATGGGTTATGTTTTTCAGCGAAACGGATGATAACCTTAATAAATGCAGCTGTATGTGATCGGTTTCTAAGAATTTTCCATCCGGGAAAAATAATCGAAATTAATCACTTACCGTGGGGATTACGCGTGGTTTCCCCGGAGAAATTACGCATCAGCAGCGCGTAATTGAGCTCAAGATCCTGCGGGACCGGGAGCCACACAGTATAACCATCGCCTGGTGCTATCGGCATAGCTTCGCCTTTGGCGTTTTCCATGTGCTCAAGGGTAAAATTAATGTTGCCTTGCGGCGTCATCAGCTCAAGGCTGTCGCCAACGGAGAATTTATTTTTCACCGCTACCGCCGCGAGGTCCCCCTTGCGCTCACCGGTAAACTCACCAACAAACTGCTGGCGGTCAGAAACTGAATAACCGTATTCGTAGTTCTGATAATCGTCGTGAGTATGACGACGCAGGAAACCTTCGGTATAGCCACGATGCGCCAGACCTTCCAGAGTTTCCAGCAGGCTGGTATCGAACGGTTTTCCCGCAGCGGCGTCATCGATAGCTTTGCGGTAAACCTGTGCGGTGCGTGCACAATAGTAGAAAGATTTGGTACGACCTTCGATTTTCAGCGAATGCACGCCCATTTTGGTCAGGCGTTCTACATGGGCGATGGCGCGCAGATCTTTCGAGTTCATGATGTAAGTGCCGTGCTCATCTTCAAACGCGGTCATATACTCGCCCGGACGCTGGGCCTCTTCGATCATAAACACTTTGTCGGTTGGTGCGCCGATACCCAGCGTCGGCTCAACATTTTGCACCGGAATCGGCTCGTACTTGTGTACGATGTTGCCAACATCATCTTCTTTCCCTTCCTGGACGTTGTACTCCCAGCGGCAGGCGTTGGTGCAGGTGCCCTGGTTCGGGTCGCGCTTGTTGATATAGCCAGAGAGCAGGCAGCGACCGGAGTAGGCCATGCACAGCGCGCCGTGAACGAAGATCTCGATCTCCATATCCGGCACCTGATTGCGGATCTCTTCAATCTCTTCCAGCGACAGCTCGCGAGAGAGGATCACGCGGGTCAGGCCCATTTGCTGCCAGAATTTCACCGTCGCCCAGTTCACGGCGTTAGCCTGCACCGAAAGGTGGATCGGCATTTCAGGGAAGTGCTCACGCACCAGCATAATCAGCCCTGGATCGGACATAATCAGCGCATCCGGCCCCATTTCCACCACCGGTTTCAGGTCACGGATAAAGGTTTTCAGCTTGGCGTTGTGCGGTGCAATGTTGACCACGACATAAAACTTTTTCCCCAGCGCGTGGGCTTCATTGATGCCGAGCTGAAGATTTTCGTGGTTGAATTCGTTGTTGCGCACACGCAGGGAATAACGCGGCTGGCCCGCATAAACAGCATCTGCGCCATAAGCGAAAGCGTAACGCATATTTTTCAGCGTTCCCGCCGGGGAAAGGAGTTCCGGTTTAAACAT